ACATAATAACAATCCGTCGTGCTCGGAAAATCGAGCGACTTCACGACGGAACCTACTTCAACAGTGTTTTCAGTTTTCATATTATCAGTATAGGTTATTTCAGAAATAAAGAAAAGTCTTTTATTTTAATAAGAATCAATGAGTTACAGGCATAAAAAAAGGGTGCCCTTTCGGACACCCTCCCACGATGCGTGTATCGAGAGGAACCCCACCTGCTGAGAACCAGCTGCCTCGACTGTTCCAATCGTCTCTAACGAGACACTTGCCACTTTACGGACTCTAGAAACCGTAACCCACGCACCACATTGTGTAGTCTTATTTATAATGGGAAGTTGATTTTTTCAAAAAATTATTTAAAATTTTGGAATTTTGTTTTGTCAAATTTGAACTCTGTGATCTTTTCGCCAAACTTTCCCTTATCAGCCACTGGACCATCATCCATGATATTGTGTTGGGCTGCAACCTCAACATCATAGAGTTTCATCTTTGACCTATCAATACCAACAACAAATCTTCGGTTGTTGCCTGGATCACCATAACGGTTCTTCAACTGCTTGACCAAAATTTGGTTCATGCGTTCAAGTTCCTCAGTGCTGATCAACGCAAACATAAAGTCAGCCGTAGCAGGTAGACCAAATGACTCGGAGGTATCTTCAAGTCCAACATCAGAGTTTGTAAAGCCAGACCTGTTCGTTTGGGTTGCTGATATAATTGGAACATTAGACTCAACCGCAAGCCCACGCAACTCTTCAGCAATTGCCTTGATGTACATATAACTGTTGACATTGCTGTTTGGCTTGATTCTTGATGAGGCGCAAATGTTCAGATAGTCAATGTAGATAATATCAGGGACAAAGTTTTTCTTGACTTTCAACTCACCAAGCAGGTGGCGAAAGTTTGCCGAGCCAGCACAAGCAGTTGGATACTCTTTGACGATCAACTTACCCTTGGCTTTGTCTCTAATTTTAGTAATCTTGCGGTCATATGAGTCTTTTGGTAAGTCCTTGAGTTCATCAAGGGTGACATCCATAAGGTTGGCATCAATACGTTCAGCAATCTTTTCCTCAGCCATTTCCATGGTGATATACAAAACGTTGTAACCACTGATAAGGTTGTATGCCGCGCAATGACACATAAACAAAGATTTACCAACGCCTGTTCCCGCGAGCGCGATGTTCAAAGTTTTTTTGGGCAAACCGCCATCGGTAATTTTGTTAAAGTATTCGAGGTCAAATGGAATCTTTGACTCACGCTTATGATACAATTCAAAACGTTCATCAGAGTCGAGAAGGAAGTCGTGACCGATGCTACTATCAAATGATACACCAAGCGCATCAGATAAAATTTTTGGAATTGATCCAACTGAAATCTTATCGTCTTTTTTATCAACCAACTTAATGGCTTCCATCAATGCATTGTATAGTGCCTTGTCTTTACAAAACTCTTCAGTGCGGTCAACCAACCAATCGAGTTCACGGTCTTCACTTTCTTTCAGTGTTCCAATCAACTCTTTGGTTAATTTAAACTGCTCTTCATTCAGATCAGTTGAACTTTGAATATCAATCAGCAACGCTTCCTTGGTCGGAAGTTTGTTATATTGTTTTACATACTTATCAATCAATTCAAAAATAACTTTGTGATTGCGGTCACGGAAATAATCGACACGCAAAAACGGTATGACCTTACGGGCATACTCTTCCCTATATATCAGGTTACCAAAAATTATTTCTTCGATGTTGATCATTCAGACTCCACAAATTCTTCGTTGCCTTCGTCATCGGTCATGCCGTAACTGTAATACTTTTTGGCAGCGGCTTCAAGTTGTTCCATAACTTCCTTGGTGAAGAATTTTTCTGGTTCATCATTGATTGCCTTACCGAAAACTTTATCACCATTTGGAAGTTCGTAGCGAGTGCTGACCTTCTTAAACACCCCAGCCTTCTCAGCAAGTTCAAGCAAGCCATAGTATTTGTCAAGACCAGACTTGTATGAAAGTTTCACAACAGCGGAGGCGTTTTCCTTCGACATACGTGACTTATACATCTTGATCTTAATCAAGTTACCAACAACATCAGTGCCATCCTTGTCTTTGCTCTTTGAAAGCATAGCAATGGTTGATGCGGCATACTTCAAACCAGTGCCGCCCGAGATTTCATTTGTCGGAACATAAGCACCAACTGCAGCATAAACGTGATTGGTCAGAAGCATTGGAATTTTAGCCCGAGCAAGTTTTAAAGTCAATACCCTGAATGCAGCCTTGATGACCTGTGCCTTGGTCATATCGCGAGTTTCCTTACCCTCAGAACTATCTTCCATTTCTTTTGTAGTTGACAGCATGCCAAGTGAGTCAAGCACAAACATCATTGGGGGACGTTTATCGGCAGGGCGTGCGATGTAAGCATCAATCAACTTAATGGCATGATGACGAAACTTCTGAATTGTATCAGGCTCGGCATAAATGACACGGTTGACATCAACGCCACGTGACTTCATCATATCACGAGTCACTGCGGCTTCGGTGTCATAATAAACAACGCCAGCGTCAGGGTTGTTGTCAAGAAAGTTCTTGACGATGCCGAGGACGAAAAATGTTTTACCAGTTGATGATTCACCAGCGAATGCGGTGATTTTGTTATTTGGAACACCACCATACAAACTACCACTCAACACTGCGTTGAGCATGTATGATCCAGTGTCAATGAAACCAGAATATTCACCAGCACCCTCGCCATCTGCAACGATGCTTGTATCCTCGTCTTTAATTTGATCTACTAAACTTCTAAAAAAATCGGTCATGGGGTCACCTCTTGATACACTTTCAAGTAATCAATTCTATTGTATTTGGGAAATAAAGTCAACGTCACTCGGACTTTACAATTTGGTCTAACTTCTTAATGAATGCGTCGATTTTCTGTTTTCTATCTGGCCAATAAATGTATTCACGTTTATCAGCGTCCTTTGCTAAATTTTGAAGCAGGGGTATAATCATCTTGTACATTGTCTCAACTTTGCTATCAGCGACTTTCACCGTTTGCTCAACTGCTACTTGTGCTGCTTTTTCTTCACGCTTTTTAAATTCATCCTCGCCAAAAGTGGTGAAACCAAAGTCAAAGTTTTCATCTAGTTCTATTCTAGCCATTGTTGCTCCTATGAGAAAAAGTCCTCAAGTGTTGCTGTTTTTTCAACGTGCCAACCAATGGTGCTGATAATACTTTTGATCGGCTCAATATACGCTTTATCAAATTGAGTTTCGTAGTCAATGAAATTTTCCAACCCAAACTCTTTCGGCAAACCACTAGGACAAGACAGCACAGTTATGTTATATGGGTTTGGTTTCTTCATGTAACAGAATTTGATCTTTTCACCACTTGCTATACCCTGATATTTATTCGTCAGATGTTTTTTCTCAATCAGGTGGTTGAAAAATATCGCACCCTTGACATGAATGGGTGTGCCCTTCTCATATAACAAGTTCTGGTTTTGAGCCCATTTCTCAATATCAGTCACACCTCGCGGGAATGCGACATCCTCAAACTCCATCTTTCTAAACTCACCACGGAAGTTTTCGATAAACCTGTGAAGTGCTGACTCGTTCTCATTCATGATAATCTCAAGTGACTTCTTAATGTTATCACGACATGACGATGGGGTTGAGGAGCGGACAGCCTCAATGCCCATCATCTTGAGTTTTGGCTTATCATACAGCACACCCTCTTGATCCCACACGTTGAGGATGTACATTTTCTTCGCCTTCCAAATACCCTTATTGGCGATAGCCTCACGCTTCATGATCATCTTTTGTTGAGCAGCGTGCATATAGTTCGCAAGTTCTTGATAGACACTGTCAATGTATGGCTCAAGTTTCTTTTGGCAAACCGTATCAATGAACTTGACAATCTTTTTGTCATCAGTTTCATTTGGCATAACTTCTTGAACCAAACGGTCAAGAGTGATGTACACTGAGTCAGTATCAGACGCAATGACATAATCTTTTTCTTTTGTCTTGAACAGTTTGTTGAGGTACTCATTGAGTTTACCCTCAATCCAACGGATGGACAACTGACCAGACATAGTGATTGCCTCCGCATGGTTGATATCATACCAGCGGAAGTATTGATTACCCAACGCACCGTAAGCGGAGTTCAGCTGAATCTTTTTCGCCATTTGCATGTTGTTGAGACGAGCAATTTCTTTCAGCAGTGCAGGGTTTTTGAACTTCTCATATTCTTTCTTGACCTCAATCATTTGCTTCTTGTACACTACACGGTCGTTGTACATCTTTTGCATTAGTGCGGGCAAGAACCCTTGACGCTCTTTTGAATACACGCAAAGGTTAGCGGCAATGGCGCAATTCATTTTGTCAAGGTATTCGTGGTAGTCAGTTATTTTGCCATCCAATATTTCCTCAATGGAATGCGACTGCTTGAGTTTAGTCACAAACGTCTCGGGGGAGATATTATACTGCATAATCAAGTGGGGGTAAAGTGAGTTGAGGTCGAATGATACAACCCATTTGCTCAACCCAACCTTTGGGTCTTTGACATAGCCACCAACTAGTGACTTACAGTTTTTGTTTTTATCAAACTGCGGGATGACGATGTTTTTACCACGGAGGTAGTTATGTACAATAACATCCCACTGCTTAACTGAGGCAAGTGTATCTTCATAGTTGACCTTGGCGTCATATGACAGCGCATAGACCAACTCAATGAATTTCATTTTGTCTTCGAGTTTTTCAATCAGTTCAACGTCACGGATGTTATACTCAATATACTTTTGAAAGTTTGAGTTGTACATATCTTGCAAGCCAGTATACTCTGAATAGTCCAGTTTGCGCTCACCAAGTTCAACGTTGGCAATATGATCTAGGCGATATGACTCCTGTTGAGTATAGGTGAATTTTTTGTACAGGTTTTGATAGTCAAGCACGTTGACACCAACTGGACTGTAGGCGATGTTTTCACGCCCACGGATTTGAACTTTGTATTCTTCCAAAATGTTCCAAGGTGACAAACGTTTAGCATCATCATCGCCAAGTACATTTTTGATTCGGTTTACAAGGTACGGAATATCAAAGAACTCAATGTTCCAACCAGTGACTACATCAGGGAGATATTCCTCACTATTCCAAATCTCAAGGAAAACACGGAGCAATGCAGCCTCATCAGTGCACTTGTAGTACTTGATATTGTCTTGATGCTCGGTATAGTCACCGCAACCAAATACAACCTTTTTGCCATCACGTGACATAGTGATGGCTGTGACTTCGTTCAGTGCGGTGTCCACTCGGGGAAAACCGTTATCAATGCTAACCTCAATGTCGATGCTAACTACTGAAATCAGCGAGGGATCATACTTAACCTCTCCATGAAAGGTGTCATAAATGTAGAGGTAGGTGAAATCACTGAGTCCATACAGGCTCATACCCTGCACACCCTCATACTTTTGTAGGAACTCTCGACCTTCAGACATACTGCTGAAGTCTACACGACCGACATATTCACCCTTGAGATTTTTATACTCAGTAGCCTTGTTCGAGGGTATAAATAGATATGGCTTGTACTGGACGGACTTTTTATATGGTTTACCATTTTGGTAACCTCTGACCAGTATCTGGTTACGGTGCCTTGTTACGTTCGTGTAAAAATGCATAAATACTCCCATTGAACTGACAAGTATACCTGAATGAGTTAATAAAGAAAAGCGCGAGGGAAATATGAGTTTAGCCAACCTACAAAAAAAGATGGGCATCGTCTCCGATGGTGCTTTTGGACCAGGAACATTAAAGGCAGCAATGGCGTACTACAAACTGACGCCAAATCGTGCTGCACACTTCTTTGCCCAAACGGCACATGAGTCTGGTAATTTCAAAGCATTTAGTGAAAACCTCAGTTACTCAGCAGATGGTTTGCTGAAAATTTTTGGTAAGTATTTCAATCCAGGCAACGTTACAAGTTATGCCCGCCAACCTGAAAAAATTGCCAACCGTGTATATGCCAACCGCATGGGTAATGGTAATGAGGCAAGTGGTGATGGTTGGAAGTATCGTGGGCGTGGCGCATTGCAATTAACTGGTAAAGACAACTATGCCGCATTTGCGAAATATTTAAACAAACCAGAAATTATGACAAACCCAGACTTGGTCGCGACCGAATATGCATTTGAATCCGCAATGTTTTTCTTTCAAAAGAATAACCTCTGGGCGATTTGTGATAGTGGCGTTAGCGATTCAACTATTTTAGCAATGACCAAAAAAATCAATGGTGGTACTCACGGTCTTGCTGACCGTAAAGAGAAAACAATTAAGTACCTCGGTTGGTCAATGTCAAACGCACAACCAACAAAGGCAGCACCCCCTCCAGCCCCAGCAAAGCCAGCAGCAGCGCCAGCCAAGCCAACTACAAAATTATCCCCTGATACTGTTTTGTCTGAAAATTTTAAACTTGGTGAGTTCATAAAATCAGAAACCGCAATACGTAAAGGTATTGACAACAGCCCAAGCGAGGAACATCTTGAAAATCTTAAACTTGTATGCCAAAAAATTCTTGAACCAGTTAGGAAACACTTCGGCAAACCAATTCGTATTAATAGTGGGTACCGTGGTCCTGCTCTTAATGCTGCTGTTGGCGGATCAAAAACTTCGCAGCATTGCAACGGAGAGGCAGTCGACTTTGAAATTGACGGACTTGCCAATCCTGAACTAGCAAAGTGGGTTGCTGCCAACTGTGACTTTGACCAAATCATTCTTGAGTTCTATGACCCAAAGGAAGGACCAAACAGTGGTTGGGTTCATGCAAGTTATACAAACAAAAAACCAAACCGCAAACAAACAATGACGGCATCAAGTGCTGGCGGTAAAACCGTTTACACTCCTGGATTTAAAATATGAAAAACAAATTGTTGACTTTTATTCAAGAGTGGGGGTTGCTATTCGTTCCTCCTTTGTTATTTGTAGGATTTTGGTTGTTAATAACACTCACTGATATTCTTTATTGATGCAACCATACAAAGAAGTCATTTGGCATTTTGTTTGTTCCAAATGCACGCTTTGGTGGAGTTTTGCAACTGATGGGGAGTGGAAACCAAAAGAATGGTTTTGCCCCCACTGCGGCACCAAACATTAAAAGAAAGGGGGAGTTTCCTCCCCCAATCTTATCACTTTTCTTCGACTAAAAGTTGTGGTGAAGTTTTAATTTCGATTTTCTTCGGCTTTTTGTGTTCTGGAATAACATCAACCAGAGTCACAGTCAACATACCATTAGCAAGCACAGCAGACTCAACTTGAATTGTATCTGCTAGAGTAAACTGACGAGTAAATGCCCTGTCAGAAATACCACGGTAAACATAATGAATATCTTTGTCCACGTCAAGTCGATCGAGCGTTTCATGATTGCCTTTGATTGTCAATTTACCATCTGCGACTGAAATGTCGATGTCATTTTCAGCAAAACCAGCCACTGCGAGTTCAAGCACATACTTGTCCTCGTTCATGATTTTCTTTACATTGAATGGTGGGTAGTTGGCTTTACCGTATGCAGCAGCCTCATTGAATTGTTTCATGAGTCTGTCAGCGCCAAGAAAATAACGCTCAAGTAGATCATTACCAAATACGTCTTTTACGTATGTCATATGTTTCTCCTTTAATAAGCAAGATTGTTAGAATTGCATCCCATTTCGGCGATGCAATTCTATTTATATCAATCTTCCTCTTTTCCCACACCGAGCATTGACAAAAATAAGTCAACAGCGACGAGGATGAAGAACGCTTTGCCGACATTCTCAAAAAACAATTCCCAGCCAGGATGAGTCCCGCCCACCACAAACATTATTAGTGACAGTGCGAAACAAATTGTTAAAGACCAAAACCCTCTACTGATTAAGTAAATTATCATCTTGCTCCAACTCGAAAAGTTTTTCCTCCCACTTTACGCCGATGTAATATTCAGCCACAGTGGTTAGTGATTGAAGAAACTCTAAATTGTCTTGATACTCATAATGAATATCATGCTGAGTGTTTGCCAAGTATTCTGGGTTATATTCAATTTCTCTTATCAATGATCGGTTACGTTTGCGCAGTGACGATATGTCTCGCAAAATAGTATCATTGACTATTTCATCGATCATTGATTGCTGTAGATTTACTTTCATGCCTTTTCATTTCCTTTAACAAAATTTCTTCAACCAATTTATTGAAGGTGATATCGCGACGGTGAGCCTCAAGCATTAACTGAAATAAAGTTTCGTCATCTAAATCAATTTCGATTTCTTCCATTAGCACCCTCCGCAATGCATTTAGTTATTGCTGCATACCAAGCAAGTTGCTTAATCGCCTGACGTTTGTACACTTCATACAAAAGTTTCCCTGATGGCGTTCGCTCATAGGGATCCATTTCCATAAAGAGGCAAAACTCAATGGCAACTTGATCTATCTTTTCAGCCATTGGGTCTAACAAGACTCCTTACTCCCAAAATATTTACGCAAGTCTTCATCGAGAAATTCGGCAAGTTGATTCACAGGTTCAACTTCATGATCTCGATAAACTATATGCTGCTTGTAAAAATCATATACCTTATCGTACAAACCAGGAACATCAAAGTAAAATATTTGCCCACTGTAGATTTTGTAGGCAATTTCGTCGTTGTTGATAATTTCTGCAATATTAGATTTCATATTACAAGTATCCTGCTTCTTGATATTAAAGTCAAGCGGCAATCTTGGTACGTACAGCAGCCATGCGGCGGTAAGTACGAACCCACTGCTGGGCGGTCATAGTGGTGGTCTTGCGATGCATGCGGAGACCGCTAGAGCGGAACGTCTTCTTAAGGATGTCGCCAGCCTTTGCGCTCATGAATCGCGAGACCAACTTGACGAGAGTTTGACGAAAGGACAAGTCGTGATGCATATGACCCGCAACGTGAGCCAGTTCATGAAGCAACACATACATGTTGAAGCCACTGGTCGGGCAAAGAGTGATTTGGCCCCATGTGGCAAGACCAGCAGTGCGGCTACGCATACCCATGTCACGCTTTTGCACCAATTCAATTCTACGATTCTTACTGAATTTCGACCAAGTCTTGCTGACAAGGATGTTGTTCATTGCACGCAATGCTTCATCGTAGTCTTTGAAGTTCTTGTTAACACCGCCAACCTTGGTGTAGTCACACAAAAATTTGTTCTCAGCAGTATACACTTTGGTCTTTTCGCTGTCCTTGTACGCACTACGACCGCGACGTTTGACACGGTTGAAGCGCACGAGGTACTCATCATACTTCTTTACTTCCTCTTCAGTCCAACCCCAAGAGAGAAGTTCGTTTATATCATTGCGAGAAATAACACTGGTGTACATCAACTTTCCTTATTGCTAACTATAGAACCAGTATATTCTATTTCAGAAATAAAATAAAGTTTTAAATTTACTTAAAAATCAATGACTTACCCACTTGACTTTATTTCTCATCTTTAGTATAATGGTTCTGTTGAGCGAATTTAAAGATCTTTTATGTCACCACTGAACAAATGGTGACTGGTTGACTTGAACAAAACGGAGTGCAGGTCTGGTTCCTTGTAGTTTGGTCCCTTCATAACCTTCCCATCTTCGCGGTAGATCGGTTTACCATTTGGTCCAAGTTTGCTCATGTTGCTTCGTTGAACTTCTAGGAAACATTTGTCAAGGTTGATACCAAACGCATGACCAGCGCCATAGGTGACATACAAAATATCGGTCAAGGCATCAGCAACGCCAACGATATCTTTTTCACCCATTGCTTGGAAAAGTTCTTTCAACTCTTCATTGATTAATTCATAACGCAACGCTTGAGTGTCAATTGATGGAAGTTCAGGGGAAGTTTTTACCTCCTGCCCAAACTTGGTCATAAAGTCTCCAACCATTTTAAAATTACTTACCACGGATTCTCTCCCTCAATTCAGTTGTGCTGTAGTCATGATACCTTGAAGTGTAGACGATGTCATAATGTTTGAGGTCATCGCCTGTAAATGCTCTTCCATGATAATCACCACCAATAAAACGGTAGTCAATTTTAGTCGTCAATAAAATATTGAGCAAGTCATGCTCAGTATCATATGGGATAATTTCATCAACAAACCTACAACCACGCAGTTGAACCCAACGTTCATACATACTTTGTATTGGCTTGCCCTTTGTATCTGGGCGTTCAACATTTGGGTTGGTGTGTAATCCAACAATCAGCCAGTCGCATTTTTCTTTTGCCTCAGCAAGCATTAAAACATGACCAGGATGAAATAAATCAAACGCTCCACATGTAAATCCAATTTTCATTTTATTTTACCTCGCTTACGCATATCTTTGTATTCAGTGAATGACATCCTATATTGGGCTGATGGGTGTTTAAGGTAGTCTTGATACCAACCCTTACTGCCTCTCTTTGCTGGCGCGTTCTGCTTTTCTTCTTTTTTTAACATGCTCCATCCACCTTGCATAAAGTCCTTCTTCTTTCCCATAGGCTTCAATTTCCCATGGGCTGTCATAGTAATCATCTAATTCATCGCCAGAGTTTTTCCACAGTTTACCTTTCCAGTAGGTCTTGATAATATCCCCACGCTTGATATGGTCTTTCATCTCTCCAGTTAGCCACTGTTTGAGATGCACAACCTCATGCGCGAGAGTCTTAAACTTCGACTTCCTGTCAAGTTTGCTGTGTATTGTTATTTCGTATGTTTTTGGGCGATTTGTGTTAACACAAGATCCTTGATCGCTCTTCATCTCTGCGAGTCTAAAGATGAGTGTAACATTATTTAGTTTTCTTTTCGAGACACCAAGTTTATGCAAGTAAAAATAGCAGGCATCAGTAACGCTCTCACGAAACTTTTTGTTCGTTCTCCCTCGGAAGGTGATTCGCATAGAGTGAACTCCAGAATTTAGAGCGTCACTCTATATATAAAATCAGACCTTGTCCATATACCTCTTCATGAATTTATGCATCAGTTTGTACTGCACCATCGTAGGAACATTGAAGAATGGAGACTCGAGAACAAATGGACATCCTTGATCCCATTTACCATACTTCATGAAGTGTGCATACTCTAACAGATGAGAGTTGTCACTTGGGTCGAATCTTACTAAATTCCTTTTCCGCTTTAAAAATGTTCCACTTGGTGTAAAGTCCAACTTCTCGACCATATGCTTCAATCTCCCATGGGGAATCGAGGACTGTAATATACTCACGTTTTGTCTCCTTCCAAAGTTTACCACGCCATAAGACTGAGGGTGGCTTGCCATCTACAAACAAGTCTTTGATCTCACCTTTCGCATACTGTTTGACATGAACCATCTCATGCGCCAGTGCTCTAAATGGATCTGATTCGTTCGTATATCTCTTTTTGTCATCACGCAGGTGAATCGTGAACACGCGAGGAGGATTGACATCGTCTGCATTTTCACAAAACCCAGACAGGTCTAATTTCTTATGCAACTTGATCAGAATTGATAGGTTGTTAACCATCCGAGGATCCATAAGTAGCAAACCGTATAGGAGAGTTGCGGACTTGTACTCATCCCTACGCTTTTTGCTACGGCATCCTGTTACGCTAATTTCCATTTATGCTCCATAAAAAAGTGGGCGGCAAAAGAGCGGTTCACAGAGGGATTTACCCAATTTACGAAAAACCACGGTGCTCTTTGCCGCCATACATTCAATATACTACAACTCAGAAATAAAGAAAAGGGCTCACTACTTTTTTGAAATTACAACTGAGTAGTTCTCACTAGTAATATTTCTTTTTACAATTTCACTTTGTATAGATAAAGCAAACCTGTAATCGTGAGTGACCAATAAAATTTTTTTGCCAACACTCACGATGTACCTTTTAGGTTGCAATGGCAACACTAACGCCTCAAGCATTAATTTGCTAGTGGGTTTTCCCATGCTTGCTTAATTTTTTCATCAACTTTCTTTTCAAGTTCTTTTAATTTTTGATCCGTTTCACGTTCAATTGTTCTCAAACGTGCATTCATATCACGGTCAGTTACGCCAACGAATCCACGGACTTCCTTATCGAGTTCGCGATTACGACGATCTGCAGCATCCATATCGGCTTGGAGACTATCAATATCGCCCTTTAGGTCTGAACGAACATCGCGGATAATA